ACACAACTGACATCGACGCAACCCAAGCGCTCAAAAAAGCGTCTTCCCTTATGAAATCATACGACAAGCAACTCCTTAAGTTAGCCCAGTCGCTTAAAATGGATGCAGCGAAGATGGGAATCGAGGATCAAACAGCGAAGGTTCAACAAGCCATCAATCAAACCCGCACCCAAGTTCAACAGATTGCCAAAGACGCTCCGACAACCGCTCGAATGCAGCGTATGGATCAACAGCGCGCTCAACAGCAAGGTCAGCAACAAGCCGCCCCTGCACAACAGCAACAAGCCGCCCCTGCACAACAGCAACAAGCCGCCCCTGCACAACAACAACAAGCTGCAGCACAGCCAGCAACACCCTCGGCTGAACCAGCAGCCGCTCAGCCTGCCGCTCAGCCTGCCGCAGCGCCAGCAGCCGCTGAACCTGCCGCAGCCGAACCAGCACCAGCCGCTGAACCGGCCGCAGCCCCAGCAGCCAGTGGTCGTCGACAGCTTTCTCAAAATCCTCGTAATGTTAGGAGAAGAGAGAGAAGAGCAGCAGAAACCCCGGAAGAAAGAGAAGCCCGCCTTGTGCGCCAGCGGGCTAGCCGTGCAGCACGAAGTCGCCGTAATGCCGGCAACACCGCCGCTGCAGCTAGACCATCCCGAGCAGCGCAACAACAGAACGAAAGCAAAGTAAAAAAGGGCGAGACCCTAAACGAACAACTCCAAGAGATCTCAAGAAGATGGGGGTTTGGTAAATAATGTCAAAGAAACTACTCAGAGAATATTACGCACTATGTGAGGGCGGTGTCTGTCAAGACCTCCTTACAGAAGAAGAAAAGCGCTATGTTGCTGATGGTGGAATGATTCTTTCTGGGATTATGCAAATGACCGAAACACAAAACGGCAATGGCAGGGTTTATCCCCACACTACAATGATGCGCGAAGTTAAAAACTATGAGAAGCTCGTTAAAGAATGTCGAGCACTCGGAGAACTAGATCACCCAGACGATTCCGTCATCAATCTTAGGAACGCATCCCACATGGTGACTGCGATCTGGATGGAAGGTAAGAATGTCATGGGTAAGATTAAAGTTTTAGAGACCCCATCTGGCAAGATCCTCAAGGAACTGGTCAACGGTGGTGTTACAGTAGGTGTTTCTTCCCGGGGCATGGGCTCTGTACGAGAAGAGAAAGGACAAACAATGGTCGAAGATGATTTTCAATTGATTTGTTTTGATATGGTTTCCGAACCATCAACACCCGGCGCATTTATGATGCGCGAAGCTAAAGAGTTTAATAATAGTGTATTCACAAAGGCCGATAAAATCAACCGGCTTTTAAATGAGGTTTTAAGTGAAGAAGAGTGATTTAAAAAAACTAATCAAGCCGCTCGTTAAAGAGTGTATCCATGAAGTCCTTTTGGAAGAAGGGCTTTTGTCTAATGTAGTGTCAGAAGTAGCGAAAGGTCTTGGAAGTGCGCCGATCATAACAGAACAAACCGAACAGCCTGTCAGAGTTGCGCCACCGAAGAAACGAGACTATAGCCAAAATAGAAAAAAGCTTATGGATGCGATAGGTGGTGATGCTTACAATGGTGTTAACTTGTTTGAAGGCACTACACCAGCACCAGCAGAACAACAAACGGCTGCCGGCGGCGTTGATCTCGGAGATCCTAGTGATGCCGGCGTGGATATTAGCTCTATTATGGGCGGCGCTAGCAAGATGTGGGAGGCGATGAAGTAATAATGCCAAGAAAGAAAGCCAATGTATTAGTAACATCTAAAGAGTGTCGCGGCAATCACGAAAGAATGATTAGAAGATTCATAAAGAAAACTAAAAAAGCAAAGATTGTCGATAAGATAAAAGAAAAAAGATATTATGTTAAACCCTCGGATCAAAAAAGAGCGGATAAAAAAAGGTCTGATCGACGAAGGATTCGAGAGGAACTTAAAAAACAAAGAGCAGAAGAAAAACGCAATAGAAAAAAAAGATGACTATTTATAATTGTAAACAAATTTTGGAGGTTTTATTATGTCGATGAATTGGAAAAATGAAGTCGGTATCGGACACACACCAGCATATCAAGTAAGTGGAAGACCATTCGCGACAGCAAGTGTAATTTATAATTCTAATGTAACAACGGTTAATTTTCCGTATGTGACAAGGTGGTTTCAGGTAATTAATAAAGGCGAGAGTACAGTGAGGATTGGATTCTCAACGGCCGGCGTGTCCCACAACGGAGTGACTAAGAATGGTTGCCCGGGCTCAGAGGGTCTTTCAGATGCATACTACATTACATTGGGCCCTAGCGGATCAAGTGGATATTTTCGGTCTGATATTTATGAAATGAAAATCAGCACGCTGTATCTTAAAGATGAAGGCACCGCCGGTACTCTAGATGTCCTCGCTGGTCTGACAACAATCCCAACACAAAGAACACAGGACAATTTCACCGGATCTACAGGAGTATAACCTATGGCCAAGTTTGGTTGGGCATATGTAGATTGTGATGCATCGATAACAGCATTTGGTCCCACGGGATCAATTCAGTTTATGTCAGGCGCCGGAATGACTTCCGGTTCTAGCATGTTGATGTACCACACCGCTGCGTATGCAGGACACCAACCAAGCACAATGATTCTGTCCGGTAACTTAATCGTAACTGGAACACTGAGTGCTAGCGTAGTCAATTACGAAAACATTTCAATCATTGACGCCACCGGCTCCACCTACTTTGGTAACTCAAATGACGATACTCACCAAAGAATCGGCAGCCTTGTAGTTCAAAATGCAGCAAGCACCACAGTTTTAAGTGCTAGTGTGACTACCGAGGCTGTACATGTCAGAGGGTTCAATGGTCTTTATGAGGCAATTACGACAACCTCTGTTACGGCCAGCACACCAAGTTATATTATAGGGGTGCAAAATAGCTCGAATGTACAAATTTTAATTCCAAGTGCTTCCACTTATGGTTCCGGAGCCCTTCTGATAGTAAAAGACGAAGTAAATGGTCGAGTAGGGACGAACATTATCATCACGGCGTCGACTGGATATACAATTGATAATAGTACATCCTATGTGTTGACTGGTTCTAATCCGGCAATTAGTTTATATTCTAATGGTGCCAACTGGTTTGTCTTCTAATTAATAAAGGAGGCACCCTAAATGGCTTACAACAATATGTCGGGCACTGTGTTCCTGCCTCAAGAACTCCGGCCGCGACTAGATATTGCAGCAGCGACCATTCTGTCAGGAAACTTAAGCACATCAGATGCTGCAGAGGTTGTTAATGTTCCGCGCGTCTCTAATGCCACCAACAATTCGATTATAACTAATGTTGGGGGTGATGCAAATACTCTAACATGCGAGAGCAATTTAAAGTTTGATGGAAGTACACTAAGTGTTGTTGGAGGTCTAAGTGCCAGCGTAAACATTTCAGCTTCCGCATTTTATGGCGACGGCAGTAATCTTGTAAATGTTAAAGCAGATCATGTGGTAGCTGAAGGGCCCGCGCATGCGATTCAATTTCACGACTCTGTTGACGGAGACTTGACAGGCTCATTAAACTTCACCTTTCAAAGTGATATTTTGAGAGTTGGCGGCGGTCTTAAAATGAATCGTCGATCCATCACATCGGCAGCAACTGCATCTTCTACAGATTACTTTATTGGGGTCGACACTACAAGTGCGGCTGTGGACTTACATTTGCCCAACGCTGCTACTTTATTAAGCGGCCAAATGTTAGTCATTAAGGACGAAGGCGGCGCCGCACACACAAATAAGATCACCATATTGGCCTCCGGATCACAAACAATCGACAGTCAAAATTCAGTTGTTTTAGAATCACCTTATGCATCGTTGCAGCTTTATTGTAACGGTTCAAACAAGTACTTCATTTACTAGGTTTTATACTGCTCAGTAGGCACTATTTATAGTCGAGCGGGTATTCTGATCTGGATCAAATTTGGATAAGTGTATCTCGTTCAACCATAATAAAAACTATAAAATGGAGGGTTTTAAAATATGGCTTATAAATTTCAAAGCTTAGCCGCTACTATGAGTGGATCTCTTACACAAGAGGGTACTTTTACGGTTAAGAACGATGCTGGTACTACAGCATTTACCGCCACCGACGCAGGTGTTGTTTCCGGTTCTGGAAACTTTTCTGCTGGTGGTACTGTTTCACTTCTCGGTGTCGCTGACGCCGCGATTGCAAACGC